TGGGCAGTCGGCCTGCCTTTGAACGCTGAAGTTGAAACTATGAAAAGGTATGGCAAATGAATTTTCTTGATTTTTTAATTTCCTTGGCACCCGAGGGTGAGACAGCGCTGATCGTGCGTCAGAAACCAATGCTTAAAGACGGCGAGATGCAATTCCATGCAGACGGCGCAATCAAATGCACATGGCCTGCCATGTTGCCTACCGCACGCATCAAGCCTGACTGGGCGATCTACGGCAACACAGCGTCGTTCATCATCGACCGCTTTAAAGATGGTCATGTGTCAGCGTCTGCCGCTAATTGCGAGTATGTGTTGGTGATGGTCTTGGACGATGTTGGCACCAAAGCCGCCATTCCGCCTCTTGAGCCGACTTGGAAGATGGAGACGTCAGAGGGTTCGTTCCAGTGGGGCTATGCCTTTTCAGAACAGCCCACAAAGATGGACTTCAGCGCGGCCATCAAAGCCATCGCCGATGCCGGTTACACCGACTCTGGCGCGATCAATGCCGTGCGCAATTTCCGCTTGCCTGGTTCGATCAACTTGAAGCCTAACCGCAACAACTTTGCCGCTAAGTTGGTGGAGTTCAATCCAGAGCGTGAGTTCACGCTTGATGAGATCTGCAAGGCTTTGGATGTAACCCCCGCGCCCGCTGACTCGATTGGCGTGCGCCCGATCCGTTTGTCAGATGATGGCGCTGATGATGTCATGGCGTGGCTGTCTGGTCAGGGTCTGCTATTGTCCAAACCCAATCAAGAGGGTTGGGCGGGCGTGATCTGCCCCAACTCGGCCAACCATACCGACGGCAATCCCGAAGGCCGGTACATGCCCGCCAATCGTGCTTACTGCTGCCTGCACAGCCATTGCCTTGAGATCGACTCTAGCGTGTTCCTCAAGTGGGTAGCAGACAATGGTGGGCCAAAACATGCGCCAGGCCTTCGTGAAGAACTCTTGACCATGGCCATGGATCAAGCGCTGGCCAAGTTGACACCCTCCGACATGTTCACAGACGACGCGGCAGCCGTGATCGCTGAAGTTGAGCGCAAAGAACTTGGCCGTGTTGAAAAGGCGCAATGGTTTGAACGCTTTGCATATATTCAAGACGACGAGTCTTATTTTGATATGCAAGACCGCCGTGAAATTTCACGCCAGACTTTCAACGCCTTGTTTCGTCACATCCCCTGCAAGTCTATACATGGTAAAAACCCTAAGATCGAGGCGTCTGTGTCGTTTGACGAGAATCGTCAGACCATGGGCGCAAAAGCGCTTGTGGGTATTACCTATGCAGCAGGCGAGTCGGTCATCGTGGCGCGTGATGGTGACCTTTATGGCAATCGCTGGCGCGATGCGCGCCCTGCGTTCGGGTCGGGTGACGTGACACCATGGCTTGAGCATTGCAAGACGCTAGTGCCTAACGCTGACGAGTTGGAACACATCTTTGATGTGATGGCCTTCAAGGTGCAACACCCTGAGACTAAGATCAATCACGCCGTTCTGCATGGCGGCGATCAAGGGTCAGGCAAAGACACCATGTGGGCGCCGTTCATCTGGGCAGTTTGTGGTGAACACCTTAAGAATCGCGGCCTCTTGGACAACGACACCATGTCGTCGCAGTTTGGTTACGCCCTTGAGTCCGAGATCCTGATCTTGAACGAGTTGAAAGAACCAGACGCCAAAGAGCGTCGCGCCTTGGCCAACAAACTCAAGCCAATCACTGCTGCGCCGCCTGAGATGCTGACAGTCAACCGCAAAGGTCTGCACCCCTACCAGATGGCCAACCGCGTGTTTGTGTTGGCGTTCTCCAATGACCCTGTGCCAATCAGTTTGGACTCTCAAGACCGCCGTTGGTTTTGCGTGTGGTCACACGCGCCTCGCATGACCGCTACCGCCGCCGAAAAGATGTGGAAATGGTACAAGGCGGGAGGCTTTGCGGCCATTGGCGGCTGGCTTGCGTCGCGTGATGTGACCGCATTTAACCCTGGCGCAGCGCCCATGATGACCGAGTTCAAAATGAACCTTGTCGAGCATGGTATGAGCATGGCCGAGTCGTATCTGGTTGAACTAATGCGCGCTCGCATGGGTGAGTTCTCCAAGGGCGTCGTGGCCTCGCCTTTCCACGCGCTTTGTGACCGCCTTGCGGGCGCAGCGCCGTCTGGCGTGAAAGTCCCGCAGCCTGCGCTACTTCATGCGCTCAAAGAGGCCGGATGGGTTGACATGGGCAGATTGAAATCGCGGGAGTTTGACTCCAAAAAGCATATTTTCGGCGCGCCAGACATGGTAGACGTGTCCAAGTCTGAACTGCGTCGCCTTGTTGAGGATCTGCCCACGCCCATGTCTGTCAGGCTTGTGAAGTAAAAAAAAGCCCCTATCGCTAGGGGCTTGTGAGGTGTGGCAACTACAGATCAAGGAGAATTGACAGTAGCGCCCCTAGTATAAGGGCAATCAGTAAGACCATCAATAACTCCTTGTCATGGCCTCCAACGCGCCTCTGTTAAGCAGTCGGCGCGCCTCCGCGCCCTCGGCCATGGCGCGTTTGTATTCGTGTTCGTTGGCTTTGCCTAATTCGTGCTGATAACCTAAATCGACATAATAATGCTCGGCATAGGTCAGGGGACGAAAAGGCGCCAGCGCCTCGGCAATTGTGGGGTGAGTCATTTGAGCGCCTCCGATAAGATACATTGAGCCGTGTCAACGTCGCCCAGCTTGAGCGCGTCGAGGGCTTGGACAATGGCCTGCTTGGCCGTGATCTTGCGCGGCTTGGCCGTGGGTATGTAATCGGGGTCTAATTCTTCCAAAACCTCGGGCGCTGCAGAATCGTACATTGTGGGCACGGCGTCATAATTGGCGCATGTGTGGCCACACTCAAGCATGCTTCGGCGCGCGTTTAACTGGGTATAGGCGCGCAAATAGTCTCCCGTGGTCATTGTGGGATTCCACTTCGGATAGTCGCGCTTTTCGCTAACGGCTTTGGCCTTGGGCGGTTTGTCCATTAAGCGCCGATATTCAACGGCGTTTTCAGGCTTGCATTTTACGGTTATGCCGTGGTGTGTGAATTCAATCATTTAGCAGTCCCAATCTTCGGTTGATAATTTGATGTTGCAGAAGTCGGCGTGTGCCTTGTTGGTGTGTTCGCGCACTAAGTCGCAAATGGCGTCTATTAAGTCGCGGTCTACTAAGTCGTTCATAGTGAACGTGGCAAACGGCGCGGCGTCAATGCCCTCTGGCGTAAAAGCATTGCCACGGTGAAAGGTCACCGTTGTTTTGTCGTAATGTTTAGGATCTGTCATGCTTTCCCCTTTGCATAGTGCATGGCGATTTGCCACAGTTCGTAGGCGTCCGAGACAGACGTGAAGTCCCACATGATGTCGCAAAGTTCATCCATCTTGTCCTCGGGTGTGGTTAAAAACTCAATAACAGACTCGCGGGGCACGGCCGCGACGGCGTGGCCATAGGCGTTGACAAAGGCGAGTTGATCGGGGCTTAATTCTTTGGTCATGCGGTCACCATAATTTCATCTACTTGGTTAATAAACTCCTCGGCATGGACGACTTTGTAGTCTTCGCTGCCTGTGAACTCGTTGGCCGCTACGCTCTCGGCGTGTTCTTCGTCTTCGGCCTCTACTTCAAGAAAATAAACTTGGTGTTCGATGCGAACATATTGGACTTGATATTTTTTCATGCTGTCACCTCCGCGCATGATGTGCATTGACCACTGTATTGGCTTTGATATTCCTCAAGTTCAAGATAATTCTCAAACTCATGTTCTTCACCGCATTCGGGGCAGTTATATACCCAGAACACATCAAAGCCAATCGAGCAAGCCACACAACCCGCCCAATCTTCGTCCCATACCCACACATTGCCACTTGAGTCGTTCAAGCCCGCCATCGTGTGCTTAGATGTGGTGAGGCCTGCTTTGCGTATGGCCACTAAACAGTCGGCGAGTCGTTCAAGGTCTGCGCCTTGGAAGTTTTGAAATAAGTCGGTCATGGTGTGTCTCCTTAAAAATTGGCGCCAGTCAGGCGGCGCAGGGCGATGTGATGCAGTTTGATGTGCATGGGCGTCATGTAAGCAGACGGACTGGCCGCGCTTCGTTTGATCTCATCCACAGTTAATAGGCCAATGAGGGCGGCCAAGTATTTTTGCTTTTTCATTTCATCAGTCCTTTTAAAAGTGTTGCAAGGTAAGATTTGGCGGGTTCAACGCAAGGGGATAAAACATAACGGCCAGAAAAACTGTCCCCAGTCCATCTGTCGGCCTCTTCAAACACAAAGTCGTCATACCCCAAGGCCTTGCGCACATTGGCTGCGCTTGTGTCGAATTGCTGCATGAGCTGCGACACAAAGACATGTTTGCCTGTGTCAAGGTATGCATTAAGTACAAACGCGCGCATTTCTGTGGCTTTCATGCTGCCTCTCCAATGATTGAGGGTGAATCGGTGCAGATGCAGGCAATGCGCTCAAACTTGGGCGCGCCGTCCAAGGTGCAGGCGATCAGATTGCGGCCTGTGTGCGTATAGCTTTCAACGCGCATGTCGCGGCCTTGAACTTGGATGATCTGGCCAATTTTGTATTGGCCTTTGGGTATAAAAGCGAATCGCATGGTATTAACTCCAAAGAATGTCAAAGTAGGCCAAAGCGCCCACGGTTAATAAAAGGCCAATGGCCACGGCGGTGAGAATGTCATAAATGGTGTGTTTCATTTTTTAACCCTTGTGAAAATGTCAAAATATGCGGACTGCAAATAGTGCTGCGCCGCCTCTAATATCAGATCAATGTCAGAGTCAGGCGTCCACGTGTTGCACAGTTCAAGTTGGTCAAGCAATTCAATGCGGTCAGGGTAGACAACGACTTGAATGATTCCCTCACCGTCGGCGCAGTAAATTTGCGTCCAGTCGTCGTCGGCGTCAGGCTGCCAAATGTTCCAAGTGATCTTGGACGAATCAATGGTCTTCATGCTAAATACTCCAAGAAAATGCCGTTGTAATGTGTGCGCACATAGCGCGTCGCCTGCACCATGGCCGCGTCAATGTCAGACTTGAGGCGGCGCACATAAGTGCCCTGATCGTATAAACGGATGAAACCGTCAACGCCGACAATCACGGCCACAATGCCGTCGCCGTCGCAGCAGTACTCACCGATTGCTTTGTCAGATCTTGGGTAGAAATCCCATTCGCCGAAATCTTTAGCTGCTAATTGGTCTAATGTGTACATGTAGAGCACCTTTCTGTTGTTGATGTGGAAAGTGTAACAGATTCTTTTACATTGTCAAACATTTATTTGCATAGGACTTTCCCTAGGTTTTGTGGATAGTCGTTGGACGTCAGTTGGACTAGGTTTTGACTATTGATTGTCCACACGCAAACCAAGCAACGGCGCGGCCTGCAAAGTGTTGTGGACAATGTGGACAATAAATAAAAGATAAAAGTTTGAAGTAGAGATATTTATATAAGGGTGTGTAACGTAAGCATGACACCTCATCCGCCGCCAATTTAAAACGGGCGTCCACATTGTCCACATTGTCCACAAATTGTCCAGGCGAAATCCGCGCTGGCGCAAAGCAAAATGGCCATGTGGATCATGTGGACTATTGAAAAAAGATTGTCCACATTGTCCACATATTGCGTGGCCGTGCGACTTGTAACTGATTGTCCACATTGTCCACATTGTCCACAGGCCGTGTGGCCATGCGGCAAAAATTGCCGAGGGGAGGGGGTAGGGCCGAGCGCAAAGGGCCAGCAGAAACGTAGCGTCTGCAAACAATTTTTTATTTTTTTAATTTTTGTTGTAAACTCACAACCACTCGCAAACGCGCAGGAGAACAGATGTTCCATTCGATTCCATTTACACCGCGCAAGGTCGAAGCGACCGAATCGCGTCTGAAGGCTGTCTATGACGCCGCCAAGCTGGGCCTCAAGGGCGACGCCCTCGCATTGGCCGCAGGCATGCTCCCCACCGAATACCGACAACTCACGCAACTTGACCCCGTGGTGGAACTGGCCGCACAGAAGGGCAAAGCAGACGCTGAGATAGAGATGTCCCGTGTCTTACACCAAGCGGCCAACAACGGCGACTCCAAGGCAGCGCTTGAGATCCTCAAACACCAGCACGGCTGGGTGGCCAAGCAGGCTATCTCGGTTGAGGTTGACCAGCGCATCTCCATCACTGGCGCACTGGCCGAGGCGCAAAAGAGAGCGCTTGAAGTAATAGATGTAGAAGTCTTAGAATCTACGCATTCTATTAAGGGTGTAGAGCATGCCACTAAACAAACTTCTATCTGAGCCAATTAACGCTTTGACCGACGCGTACCGCAACGCCGTTGACATGCGCACGCGTACTTATGGCGAGTCGTTATTAAAGTCATTTACCAATCGCACTCAAACGCCTATTACCGAATCCAACTTTTCAGAAAAAGAATTAAGCGCGCTAAACGATTTAATAAGATCGCATCACCAGCAAAAGCTAGAGTATTTTACGCGGCCTCCTAAAGAGCTATTAAAAAGCGCAAGCGAGCTAGACGCTGCCGCAAAAGACCAGCTTAACTCTGCGCAAACATTTCAATCCTCTAACCCTGGGATGGTGGAAAAACTACAGAACCGCGCTAGATTGTTAACAACTCAAGCGCAACAGTTGCGCGAAGCGGCGCAAGGTAAAGTGCCTAGTGATTTTTCTTTTGACTATCAAGGGTATGGTGGGCGAGTTAGTCAAAACAATTTTGCAGGCGACCCTGCTGGGTGGGCGCATACGCTTGGTCGGTTTAGATACAAGGTAGACCCCGCCACAGGTCAATATCAAGTGTATGACTCTTACGATTTTAATAACGAAGTGCATAGGTTTAGGGCTGACGACTTTGCCAAGATGTCGGCTCCTGCTCGGTTGGGCAACGCGTTACTTGACACTTTTGTAAAAGATAACCAATACGCGTTAGGCGAAGCGTATTTATCGGGAAAAAACGCTGTGCCAGTAAATATCAAAGGGCGAATCAAATAAATGCAATCGACCATATACAGCGCTGAAGACGAACAAGAACTCATGGCGCGTCTGTGGGCGCCAGCGATCAAGGACAATCCGCTAGCGTTTGTGATGTTTGCCTTTCCTTGGGGTCAGCCTGGCACGCCACTGGAGCATTTCAAAGGCCCACGCAAATGGCAGCGTGAGGTCTTGCAGAACATCGCCGACCACATCAAGGGCAATAAGGGGCGCGTTGACTTCAACACCTTACGGCACGCTGTCTCATCTGGCCGTGGTATTGGTAAGTCGGCCTTGGTGTCATGGATCACGATCTGGATGTTGTCCACGCGGATTGGTTCTACGACCATCATCTCGGCCAACTCGGAAAGCCCGCTACGCTCAGTCACATGGGCGGAGATTACCAAGTGGCTAGCCACGTCTATTAACAGTCATTGGTTGGAAGTCTCAGCCACCCGCCTGATGCCTGCCAAGTGGCTCACGGAACTGGTCGAGCGTGATCTCAAGAAAGGCACACGCTATTGGGGCGTGGAGGGCAGGCTATGGTCAGCGGAGAATCCCGACGCCTACGCGGGTGTCCACAACTTCGACGGTGTGTTGGTGGTGTTCGACGAGGCCAGTGGTATTGACGACAGCATCTGGGCGGTCACAAGTGGATTTTTCACGGAAAATACGCCTAACCGATTCTGGATGGCATTCTCCAACCCACGCCGCAACACGGGGTACTTCTACGAGTGCTTTAACAGCAAACGCGACTTCTGGACGACCAAGGTGGTGGACGCCCGCACGGTCGAGGGGACGGACAAGCAGGTCTATCAGCAGATCATCGACGAGTATGGGCCAGAATCTAGCCAAGCGCACGTCGAAGTCTACGGTCAGTTCCCGTCTGAGGGCGACGATCAGTTCATCTCGGTTTTGTTGGTCGACGAGGCCATGAAGCGGCCAGCATACAAGGACGCGTCAGCTCCGATTGTGATCGGTGTCGACCCCGCGCGGTTTGGTGCAGACGCAACAGTCATAGCCGTGCGCCAAGGCCGAGACATTGTGGCCATCCAGCGGCATCGAGGCGACGACACCATGACGGTGGTCGGCCATGTGATCGAGGCAATTGAAGAATACAAGCCAACTTTGGTCGTGATCGACGAGGGCGGGCTGGGGGCAGGGATTGTGGATCGTTTGAAAGAGCAGCGCTACAAGGTCAAGGGCATCAACTTTGGTAATAAGTCAACGAATCCCATCATGTACGGCAACAAAAGGGCTGAAATGTGGGGGAAAATGAAAGATTGGCTGAAAACTGCCTCAATTCCGCTTGACAGGTTCCTAAAAACTGATCTAATTTCGCCTATGATGAAGCCCGACTCCAAGGGTACGATCTTTTTGGAGTCGAAAAAGGACATGAAGGCGCGCGGTTTAGCCTCGCCAGACGCGGCTGATGCGATCTGCGTGACTTTTGCCTTCGCCGTGGCCCACCGTGAGGCGCGTGAACCCACGCAGCGCCGCACGTACAGTGATCGAAGCGTGGCAACTACATCTTGGATGGGGTCGTGATGGCTAAAAAGTCAGTATCTCTAAGTGTCGGACGCGGCGAGAAGTTGCCAGTGTCTAAAGGCGCTGGCCTGACGGCCAAAGGGCGTGAGAAGTACAACCGCAAGACTGGTAGTAACCTCAAGGCGCCAGCACCCAACCCTAAAACCAAGGCAGACCAAGGTCGCAAGGATTCATTTTGTGCAAGGATGGGCGCTGTAGCGGCCAACGCCAAGGACGGCGAACGCGCTAAAGCGGCTCTTAAACGATGGAAGTGTTGATATGAAAAAGCCTGGACTTTACGCCAATATCGCAGCAAAACGTGAGCGCATAGCCGCTGGTAGCAAAGAGAAAATGCGCCAGCCAGGCGACAAAGGCGCGCCGACCGCCAAAGCGTTCAAAGAATCAGCCAAAACAGCGAAGAAAAAATAATGCCGCTCGTTAAATCTGCCAGTAAAGAGGCTTTCCGCAAAAACGTCAAGGCTGAAGTGGCCGCAGGCAAACCCGTCAAGCAGGCCGTGGCCATTGCTTACTCAGTTAAGCGTGCTGTACAATCTAAGCCTGCACCGAAAGGTAAAAATGGCTGATCCAACCGGAATAGTCGCAGCGGCTAATGTAGCTGCTGGCGGCAAACCACCAAAGTCTGATTCAGACATTCTGACAACCGCCCGCGCTCGGTTGGACATGGCCGTCGCCGCATTGGCCGAAAGCCGCGAAGATGAGATCGACGATTTGCGCTTTTATGCCGGATCGCCTGACAACCACTGGCAATGGCCTGCTGACGTGCTGGCCACCCGTGGCGCGGTGCAAGGTCAGACGATCAACGCCCGCCCAACGCTCACAATCAACAAACTGCCGCAACACGTTCGTCAAGTGACAAACGATATGCGTCAGAACCGCCCAGGCGCACGGGTTATTCCTGTCGATGACAACGCTGACGTGGAAGTGGCAGACATTTTCAACGGCATGATCCGTCACATTGAGTACATCTCTGACGCTGACGTGGCCTACGACACGGCCTGCGAGAACCAAGTGTCCTACGGCGAGGGTTACATCACCCTGATGACCGAGTATTGTGATGAAAACACGTTTGATCAGGACATCAAGATTGGCCGGATTCGCAACTCGTTCAGCGTCTACATGGATCCTTTGATCCAAGACCCAACGGGTGCGGATGCCAAATATTGCTTTATTACCGAAGACCTCACAAAAGCAGAATACGAGCGCCAGTACCCTGATGCTGCGCCTATATCTACGCTCCAGTCCCTTGGTGTAGGTGACCAGTCGATCAGCAACTGGCTCAATGAAGACACAGTGCGTATTGCCAGTTATTACTACATTGATTACGACAAAACCAAGCTGAATTTGTACCCAGGCAACCAAACGGCCTTTGAAGGCACGCCTGAAGACAAGATGCTCAGAAGCATGTTTGGCAAACCTGTCAGATCACGCATGTCTGAGCGCCCACGGGTGATGTATTGCAAGATCAACGGGTATGAGATCCTTGAACAAAAAGAGTGGGCTGGCAAATGGATCCCCGTGATCCGTGTTGTTGGCAACGAATTCGAGGTTGATGGCCGTATCTACATCTCTGGCCTTGTGCGTAACGCCAAGGACGCCCAGCGCATGTACAACTACTGGGTTTCGCAAGAAGCTGAGATGCTGGCTCTGGCCCCCAAGGCCCCGTTCATTGGCTACGGTGGCCAGTTCGAGGGCTATGAGGACAAGTGGAAGACAGCCAACACGAACAACTGGCCCTATCTGGAAGTCAATCCTGACGTTACAGACGGCCAAGGCGCAGTCTTGCCACTACCCCAGCGTGCCCAGCCGCCAATGGCTTCTACGGGCCTGTTACAAGCCAAAGCAGGCGCATCTGAAGACATTAAGTCCACAACTGGGCAATATAACGCTTCTCTTGGCATGGGAAGCAACGAACGCTCTGGCAAAGCCATTCTGGCCCGCCAGCGTGAGGGTGATGTAGGTACTTACCACTATGGTGACAACCTGACCCGTGCCGTGCGGCATGTGGCCCGTCAGTTGGTGGACTTGATCCCCAAGATTTACGACACACAGCGTATTGCTCGCATCATTGGTGAAGACGGCGAGACTAAGATGGTCAAGATTAACCCTGACCAGCCCCAACCCGTCAACAAGATCGTCAATGAGCAGGGTATTGTGATCGAGAAAATCTACAACCCTGGTGTTGGCAAGTACGACGTGGTGGCCACGACTGGCCCAGGCTACGCAACCAAGCGCCAAGAGGCATTGGAAGCCATGGCTCAGTTATTGCAAGGCAACCCACAACTGTGGTCTGTGGCTGGCGACTTGTTTGTCAAAAACATGGACTGGCCTGGTGCACAGGAAATGTCCAAGCGCTTTGCCAAGACCATTGATCCCAAGTTCTTGTCCGATGGTGATGAGGATCCAGCCTTGCAGGCCGCCCAGCAACAGATTCAGGCCATGGGCGCTGAGATGGAGCAGATGCACCAGATGATCCAAAATGTCGGCAAATCTATCGAGATGCAGGACTTGGAGCGCAAGGAGTTTGAGGCTCAGATCAAGGCATACGACGCTGAAACCAAGCGAATTGCTGCGGTGCAGGCCGGTATGACCGAAGAGCAGATTCAAGACATCGCCATGGGTGTGGTTGCTGCGGCCATGGAGTCGCAGATGGCCATGGTTCCCATGATCCGTGATGAGCAGCCTGAACAAGAGATGATGCCCGAGCAAGAAATGCCACAACAGATGGGAATGCCACAATGAAAGCCGCTGATTTTGTAGGAATTTTGTTCCTAGCCCGTGATGTCACGCATAGTGTTCACCTGAACACACGCAGCTACAGCAAACATGTGGCTTTGCAGGCGTTTTATGACGGCATCATTGACCACGCTGACGCATTTGCTGAAGCCTATCAAGGCCGCTACGGTCTGATTGGCCCCATCACCCTGCATTCGGCCAAAAAGACGGCCAATGTGGTTGAATTTTTGCAAGATTCGCTTGCTGAAATTGAAGGCGCAAGATACGATGTGTGTGATAAATCAGACTCATCTTTGCAACAATTGATAGATAATATCGTTGAGTTGTACTTGACCACGTTGTACAAACTCAAATTCTTGGCATAAGGATCATCATGGAACTACTTAACCCAATGAGCAAAGCGGATTTCCCCGCTTACACCGCAACAGCTGGCGCAACCGCAGGCAATACAACTGCATGGAATGCTGGCCCTCAAGGCGTTTTGGTTTGGTCTGACGTGCCCTGCTACGTTGAAGTGGGCGTTGGTGCGGTTGCTACCAGCGCTAGCACACCGATCCCTGCGTATACACCTATCCCGTTTGTTCTGACACTCAGTTCAAACGGCTCGCCTTGGCGCGTCAGTGTGTTGCGAATTGGTAGCACAGACGGCACTGCGTACTGCAAGCCTATCAACAAGCAATGAGCTTCGGTGTCGCCCTTCGCAATTCGGTGGCCATTGGCCTAGCTGGCATTGCTACGCTGTTTTCAGGCACACGCGACAGTGGCTCGTCAGTAGGCAACCTTCTCACCGAGTCTGGCGACAATCTCGTCCAAGAGGACGGTGGGCAAATTCTTTTGGAGTGACCTAAATGGCCGTCAATCTCTCTCCCGTGGGCGGCGTTGCGGCCCAGTTCTTTACAAATACCGGCGCAGTTTTGACTGGCGGTAAGCTGTTCACCTATGCGGCTGGTACAACCACGCCTGCGGCGGCCTATACAAATTCTACTGGCGGCACTGCTTGGACTAACCCAATTGTTTTGGATGCTGCTGGCCGTGTGTCTGGAAGTGGCGAAATCTGGTTGACTGATGGCATTAACTACAAATTTGTCTTGAAAGACAGCAACGATGTATTGATTGCCACTTACGACAATGTTAGCGGCATCAATTCAAACTTTGTTGCGTATACCAATCAACAACAGATTGTGACCGCTACGGCTGGTCAGACAGTGTTTAATCTGTCAATCAGCTATCAGCCTGGCACAAACAGCTTGTCGGTCTTTGTGGATGGCGTAAACCAGTACGGCCCAGGCGCTCAGTATGCGTACACCGAGACAAGTTCCACATCGGTGACATTTGTTTCTGGCCTCCATGTGGGTGCTGAAGTTAAGTTCACTTCAACGCAACAGCAAGGCGCTGGCGCTATAGATGCTTCGCAGGTGTCTTACGACCCACCTTTTACTGGTTCTGTCATTACAAACGTTGAGGCTAAATTAGGCCAATCTGTTAGTGTCATGGATTTTGGTGCGGTATGTAATGGTATTGCAGACGATACTGCAGCAGTTCAGGCTGCTGTCAACTATTGTCTAACAGACCCACTTAGACCTATTTCTCTCATAGTGCCTGGGCAATGTAAGCTAACAGCGTCAATCAACATTGACCAAACAGTAAGCGTAACAACGTTAAAACTAGGTGATTTCAGAATTATTGGCCAAGGCAAAATGCCTGGTTTTTACACCACAACACCTATTGTGATGTTCTCGGCAACAGCCAATCATTCTGTTCAATCTGTATCTTCAAACATTTCATTTGAAGGCATTGTGTTTGATAACAGTGACCGCACAGTTGCCGCATTTGTAACTGATGGCGCTTACATTCAAGTTAAGTTTCAAAATTGCCGATTCAATCGAATTAAATGCATGAACACATCAGGAATCAATACGTTTTCGTATTCGTTCTTGGCTTGCGAAATGCGTAATTGGGATGGTGATTTCTTTAACTTGCAGTACACAACTTCAAACGACATTACGTTTTCAAATTGTTATTTCAACGGTGGCTACAACTGCGTTGTCTTAGGTATTTCTCAAACATTTAATTTTATTGACAATACTGCTGAATCACTGCAAGGCAGACCCATTAGTATTAGCGGTGGCCGAGACATTTTAATTACTGGTAATTATTTTGAGGCCAACAGAACAGCGTTAGGTCAAGCATACGAAGTGCAACTTGCGTCTGGCGCATTTGCACTTTCTGGTTGCGTTGTTCAAGCAAACTTGTTTTATTTAAGTGCAGGACAAGTTACTGACGCTAATGATTATGCTGTTAATTATGGTCAACCAGTAAGCGCCACTTCTGTTGGTAACTGGTGCGCTGGAAAACTTAGCCGCACAGTTAGTCCAACATTGGGCTCGTTTATGTCAATTGGTGATGCTGACAATCAAACCAATACAGTTGTAGATTCAACAGTAGTTTTGACTGATTTTCAAGGTAAATCTCTTGCGCTTGGCACAACAGGCTATTACCAACAAATCAATAATTACAACGTGCAAACTGTTGCAGTTACCAAGGCCTTTGGATCTGATTTGTTCAACGCAGCATCTACAACAGACAATGCAGTGCTATTTACTCAACCAGCACAATCTTTGTTGCTCAACGTAACGATGGTCAATGACTTGGCATTTGTTGCGCCAAGTATGACTGATTTGGATATTACTGTTGGTGATGGCTCTAACGCTGCTGGCATTTTTACCGAAACCATGAATTTAACCTCAGACGCATTAAATACCAAATACAAAAACCGTGGTGTGTATTGGAATGGCGGCGCTGTTGGTACTGAATACTACACAACAACCGCAAAAAATTGGTCAGGATATGCAACATCAACTGGCGCTAATTTAAACACCTTGACAGCGGGTCAAGTGACCTTCTACTTTACTTATCGTTCTCTATAACTGGAGCAAATAAATGGCTGATAAAAAAATCTCCGCACTTACGGCATCTACCACTCCCCTTGCGGGGACAGAAGTTTTGCCAATTGTGCAAAGCGGTGCAACAGTTAAAGTATCAGTTGCTAACTTAACTGCTGGTAGAAATGTATCTGGTTTAGCCTATACAGGATTTTCTCCTGATGGAACAAAACAACTTGTTATTACACCAGGCAATGCTAACCATCAAATTTTGGGTGATTACTCTACTGGAAGCAATGTTCCAATTCAAATTGGAATCTATAGCATTCCAGCAATGATGAAGTTTGAAACAACTGGTGACGTTACAGTTAAAAACAACCTAGTCATCGGCACATCTGGCAAAGGCATCGACTTTTCTGCCACACCAGGCACAGGCACAAGCGAGTTGTTGGCTGACTATGAAGAAGGTGATTGGACACCAGTGCCAGTGCCAACATCGGGCGCAATCACAACTTACACCTCAACAGGCATATACACAAAAGTCGGTCGCCAAGTCACATTGACTTTTAACATCACAATATCAAACGCAGGTACTGCGGTGGCTTTGTCTAGCATCACGGGAATTCCTTTTACCAATGGTGGTGTAGTTGCCCCTGGTTGTG